CTATTAGTTTTTAGAAATGATGAAATTGTGATTAATGGTGAAGATGGGGATACGGTTTTTCCACAAATATTATTAACAAATAGTCATGATGCTAAAAATGCATTTACATTTACCGCTGGTTTATTCAGAATGGTTTGTGAAAATGGATTAGTGATTAGCACTAAAGAGTTTGGTTCAGTTAGAGTTAGACACATGGGTTATGATTTTGAAAAAGTTCAAGAAACAATAAAAGAAATTGTTGAACAATTACCATTAACTGTTGAGTCAATGAATAAAATGAAAACTACTGAGTTGAATCAAGAAAAAGCAGTTGAATTTGCTAAAAAAGCTTTAAATACAAGATTCACTGATGATGAATTAAATAGAATTAAAATTGATGTTACTGAATTATTAAAACCAGTTCGTGAAGAAGATAAAGGATCTGATTTATGGTCAATATTTAATGTTGTTCAAGAAAAAATCATTGAAGGTGATTTTGAATATAGAGCAGCTGGTAAAAATAGAAAAGCTAGAGAGATTAAAAACTTTAGACAAGATATTAAGGTTAATGAGAAATTATTTGATTTAGCGTTAGAGTACGTTTCATAATAGAATTAAATTTCAAATAATATAAGCTCCCAAATGGGAGCTTTTTTTTTTCCTTAAAATAACTTGTCATATTAAAAGAGAATTTTAATATTTATAAGTATGGACATTAACCGTATATTTAATCTATTCAACAATGATGATTTTATTCCCCATACTAAAAAAGAGTTAGAGGAATTGAAAAAGTTTGATGAATTTAAGGACACACCTCCTTATAAAGTTGGTATGTTTGAAAAAATGATTCTTAACCATAATAATGTTAGGAAACAGGTTGTAAGTTTATTTAAAAAATCTAATGAGGAGTTTAATATTAAGGACATAGAAGAAGCAGGAGAATTTATGGCCTATAATAGGGCTTGGGGGTGGATTAGTGAATGTGATTTAGATGATGATTGTTGGAAAGAAAGTTTAATTTTAAGGAATGGTGATTATCTTACCACTGCAGTTAAATTAGCGGTTCATTACTTTGAAGGTTATGAAGAATATGAAAAATGTGCATTCTTAAAAAAAATAGAAACCTTTCTTGAAGAGAGTTTGGCTCCAAAAGATTAATTTCATATATTATAGATACGAGTGTGTTAGAAAACACTACCAACACGAAAATGAAAAAAACGTGACTAGGTGACTAGGTGACTAGGTGACTAGGTGACTAGGTGACTAGGTTATAATAAGGGATGGGAAATAATATTAATTAAACGTAAATGAGAAATAAACAGTTAGTACAAAATCGTCTTCAGACGTTAAATGGGTTATTAAAGAAACTTGATATGAATATTCATAGAGGTGGAACCAAAGAGGAAATAAATACCACACAAAGAGAAATATCTCAAATCCTCCAAGATATAAATGATATAATAGAAAGAGAATAATATGAATTTATCAGCAGAACAAATTCAAGAAAATTGGTATGAATTATTAGGTTATATCAAACTCCATATCTCATCCCCCAGAAAAGAAAAACTAGAAACATTTTATAAAAAACATGAAGATGAGATTATGTTAATGCCTGCTTCTCATAAAAAAGCTTACCATAATGCTTTTCCAGGTGGTTATGTTGATCATGTTAACCGTGTTATTAAAGGTGCTTTAGCTATTAATTCGGTATGGAAAGAATTTGGAGCAGAACAAAATTATACAATTGAAGAATTAATATTCTCAGCTATCAACCATGATTTAGGTAAATTAGGAGAAGAAGATAATTACGCTCATTTACCTTCAACTGATGAATGGAGGAAAAAGAATTTAGGTGAAATGTATAAATTTAATGATGCATTAGCTTATATGTCAGTTCCAGAAAGATCTATTAAATTATTAGTTGATAATGATATTAAATTGACTAATAATGAATGGTTATCTATTAGGTTACATGATGGTTTATATGACCCAGCTAATGAGCCTTATTTAAAAAATTATATGCCAGAATTAAAACCCCGAACTTCACTCGTATTTATAATTCATCAGGCAGATTTAATGGCATCAAGAATAGAATTCGAAAAGGAATGGTTACCCAAATTCGGTAATAAAGAAGTAAAAAAGGATAATTTTAAAGTTAAAAATAAAGCAACTGCTAAAACTAGGGCTCTTGGAACAATTAAGAGTGAAGGTTTAAAAAGTATGTTAGATAATTTATGATTACTACAATAATAATTTCAATATTATCAGTGGTAGTCGTAATTTTAATTTTTACGACTATCAACCTCCTAAAAAAGAATGAAAAACAAGAAGACATTCTTGTTGGTTATCTTGAATATCTTGATAAACTTTCTAAAACTGTTGAAGCCTCAGATAAAAAATTAAAAGAAATTGATCACAGCGGAGTATTTAAAGCTGATGATGAAGTGGGTCATTTCTTCAAATCCATTCAACAACTTCAAGACATTTTAAATGATTTTAAAGTAAAAAGACTAAAGTGATTGTGGCTAAAAAAAGAAGACCCAAGTCAAAGAACTACTTTACAAAGGAGACAGAAAATGCTATTGTAAGGTATAACAACGAATCTAACCCAGAAATTAGAAGTAACATTTATAGGGATGAAATTCATTATCCATTTTTTAAACTAACAGAAAATATAATACATACCTTTAAATTTTATTATACCGAGGTAGATAATATAGAACATTTACAACATGAAGTAATAACATTCTTATTAACTAAAATGCATTTATTTAACCCCGAGAAGGGGGCAAAAGCTTATTCCTATTTTGGTACTATAGTTAAAAACTGGTTAATAATTTATAATACAAAAAATTATAAAAAAAGAGTACAATCTGCCCCTGTAGATGATTTATATAAAGATGAAACTTATTCTTATAACTTAGAAGATGAAAGAATAGTAGATAATTTATCCCATTTTATGGATAATTATATTGAATATGTTGAAGATAATTTTGAAGATTTCTTTCCCAAAGGAAACGATGCTAAAATAGCAGACGCCATACTAGAATTATTTAGAAAAAGAGAAAGTATTGAAATATTTAATAAGAAAGCTTTATACATTTACATTAGAGAAATAATGGCTACTAATGGTTTAGAAGTTAAAACTCCAAAAATAACAAAAATAGCAAACAAGTTATACGATTTATTCAAAGGTAATTATATATTTTATTTAGAGACAGGGTATATTGATTTTGAAAAAAATTAATTTTTCATATTTATAACCAACAAAACCCTATAAATATGAGCCATTTAGATAAAAAAGTATTTGGGAAAAAAACCTACTCAAACTTATTAAAAGAAATATACGATAATCAAAAAAAGAAAGAAGGACAAATTGCTGCTCTTATTTCTGAATTGAAACCTTTAATACAAGACATAGGAGATGCTACTATGATAGTACCCTTAATTAAGGAATATATGGAATTAGGTATTAAAAATGATGAAGCATTAATTAAAGTTGCTACTATTTTTCAAAGAATATTTGCCAATGAAGGAAATGAAGATAATGGATTTGGTATAAGTGAGGAAGAAAAAGACCAACTTTTAAAGGATATAAAAAGTTTACAATTACCACCTAAAAAAGAAGAGGAGGATTAATAATGGGTTACAATAGAGGAATATCTGCAAATGTTTCTTTACCCCCTGGAAGTAAATCAGGTGGGGTAGAAGAACTTTCCCAAATAATGGCCAAAGTTAAGGGGGGTATTCAAGTTGGTAGAGTTACTGATATTATATTAAACGGTGAATATCCTGAAATTGAAAAATATGGTGGTTTAAATGGTATTGGAACTATATTTTTTGAATTAAACAATTTTATTTCTGATGGTAGGGGAACAGCAAAACCATTTTTCCCACAAATATCCGCTTATCCTCTTGTAAATGAAATGGTTCTCATATTTAAATTACCTAATACTAACATAGGTAAAAATACTTCTGAAGAATCCTATTATTATATTAACATGATAAGTTTATGGAACCATCCACACCATAATGCTTATCCTAACCCAATAACATCAACTGATCTACCTCCTTCTCAACAAAAAGATTACCAACAAACAGAAGCAGGCTCAGTTAGGAGGATAGGAGATTTAGATAGTAAAGATCAATCAACTGGAATAAATTTAAATAGTGAAATTAACGACTCACAAAAAACTTTTCCAGATAAAAAAGAAGAACTAACTAATATCCACCCCCTCCTACCCTTTGCTGGGGATATTATTTACCAAGGCAGATTTGGGAATAGTATTAGATTTGGAAGTACTTCTAAGCCTAAAGATTTACCCCCTTTAAATGAATGGTCTGATGTAGGAAGTAATGGTAATCCTATTACTATTATTAGAAATGGTCAATATCCTTATTCATCAAATAAAGGTTGGGTTCCTATAACTGAAAAAATCAATGAGGATTTATCATCCATTTATGCTACTTCAACTCAAAAAATTCCTATAGAAACCCAAAATTATGAATGGTCATCATATGATAAAAACCCCCCAACGGATC